GGTCGGAAACCGCGCCACCGGACAGCCCGGAGTGGCGCGCGCTTCGTGCGGCCCGGGCCGCCAACCCCATCGTCAAGGAACTGCAGGCCCGCAAGGCCGGGGGGCAGAGATGACCGCCAGTCGTATCACCGAGGCGATGATGCGCGACTGGCAGGAACGTGGTGTCACCGTCGCCGAGGCCTGCGCCGAATCCGGCATCTCGCGCTCAACCATCCGCAAGCAGGAAGCCCGCTTCAACATCCGGCTGAAGCGTGAGCGCCTGCTTCTGGCCGCGGACTACCTGCGTCTCGCAAGAAGTGGCCTTACGGTGCCGCAGGCCGCCGCCGAACTCGGGGTGTCGAGCGAGACAATCCGCTCTGTGGCCAAGCGCAACGGCATCATTTTCCGGGCGATCTACAAGCGATCGGATGCCCCTCGGCCCGAGAAGCCGGCCAAACCGCTTCGTTTCTCCTGCAAGCCGGCCGCGATTCAGCGCGCCATTGATGCCCTGCAGGGCCTTGGGGGGCAGGCATGACGCGGGGATCCGCTCAGCGCGCCCTTGGCATGGTCGCGGGCCGCCCATGGTCGCGCGCAGCGGCATGGCTCTGGCTCGTGCAATCCGCGACCGAAGCCGGAAGGGTCGCGGTTTCGCAGCGCGACATGGCCGCCCGTTTCTGCTGGACCAGGGCCAAGACGCGCAGGTTCATCGACAGCCTGAGCCGTCACGGCCTGATCAGGATCGAGGAAAGGCCAAGCGGCCCTTTCACAGCGTCCGCAACCATTTGCGCCGGAAATGATTTTCCGACCGTGATCGAAACAACCGGCCCAACACCATCCACCGAAACCAGGTCTGGTCGCACGATTCGCGCCCCATCGGCCCCGGACAAGCGCCTCGCCTTCTTCGCCGCCATGGTGAATGGCGCCGAGCCCGTGCCACCTGGTGTGATCAGCCCAATCATGGCGCAGGCCCTGGTCGCGGCCGGCGCTGTCTCGATCGAGGCCTTGCGCCGGAAGGGGGTGATGCAGTGACCGTTGCCGCGTTCCGCAAGACCGTCTCGGATGCCGCCGCGCTGTGCCAGTGGGTCGCCGCGGCCCCGGCCGGCGATTTCGTGGTTTACCACATCGGCAACCTGGTCATGGACCGCCTGTCCAATCCGGTGCTGCACGACCTGGCCGAAACCGTGTTCCTGCTGGCCGACTCCGGCTACGTCATCGGAGCGCAGTATCCTATCCGCCTCGCCGGCATCATGGGCGCAACCTACACCGCGACCCGCACCGGGCGAGGCAGGGCGCCGCAATCCGTCCTGCATCGCCGCATCACCGCCCAGACATGGCGCGCGCTGCAGGCCGTGCATCATCGCGACAGCTGGATGTCGGCGCACCGGGGCATCCGCGATGCCCTGTCCTGTCCCGATGACATGGCCGCCGACATTCTCGCACACCTGCACGCCTCCGGGTGGGTTGTGGAGGCAAGCGAGGGCAAGGGCTGGGTTCTCAGCCCCGACGGCATCCGAATGCTGACGTAATCTGGAAGTTCAGCCCAATGTCACGCACCCGCGCCAACATCATGCTGATCAAGCCCGCGCCAGGCGAGAAGCGGGCGCTGAAGTATGACCCCGAATACTGCTGGGTCATCCGAGACCTGGCGCAGCAAGGCAAGTTCCCCGAAAGCTGGTGCGCCCATATCGGCGTCACGATGTCCACGCTCTACAATTGGGCCGACGAATACCCCGAATTCAGCGAGGCCTTCGAAATCGCGTGGCACCTGCTGAATGACTACTGGACCGAGTATGCGGTCAAGAACCTGACCAACATCGACCTGCGCAGCACGGTTCTTCTCGAGATCCTGCGCAAGCGGTTTCCCGAGACGTGGGGCAAGCACGCCCGCAACACCCTGGGCAACTTCCAGACCAGAAACAGCACCGAAGCCGGGGAAGCGGGTGCGCCGCCAGCAATGGCGCCACCGACCGGTGGGACCGAGGCCGACATTCTGTCGCGCCTCGAGGCTTTGAAAAAACGCCGGGCAATGGAGGACGGTGGCAATGACTGAGGTTCCGGCCAATCTGCACTTCTGCCAGCGCGCTGCGGAACGAGGGATCACTTGCGATCCAGCCGTGCTTTACGACGATCTTTGTCGCGCCTTGGCACAAGGCGGGCATGGCGTCATCGAGCATTGCTTCGAACTTTCATCAGCCACGGACCCCGAAGGCAAGCCGCTGCGGTCGCTGTGGCGTTTCCGGGTCGATGATGGGGTCTTCTATGCCGTCGTCTCGAACGTGACGCTGCGGCCCGTGACCGTTCTGACCCACGACCAGATGAAATACTACCGCGAGGCACGCCGCAGGCAGCGCGCCAAGGGCAGGAAGGCAGGCCGCCTGTGCAAGAAGTGATCGGCCCATGAAGAAGTCGGCCACCCTGTCAGCGGATGGCCTGACCGTCACGCATCGCGGCGGATCGTGGTCGATCACATTCCCGGTCGCCGATCTGCCCCGATGGCTGGCATTCTACCGCGGCCTCCGCGACAGGAACGCGCCGCGTGACCGCAACGGCGCCATGACCGGGCCGGGCCCATATGCTGCCTTCTATGAGGCCGATGTGGCCATTCTCGAACGAGTCCAGAAGTTGGCAAAGGTTATGGGGACGGGCTGACATGGGTATCAGCCCCGACATCATGGAAGAACTACACCTCCACGAGCAACTCGACCGGCTCAGGGCGCGGGATTCGTTCCTGGCGTTCTACATGCGGATGACCGGGTTCTATCCGCCGCGCCACCTGCGCATTATCACCCGCTTTCTCGAGGCCATGGAGAACGACCTGATCGACCGGGGCATGCTGTTTGCGCCGCCTCGCCACATCAAGAGCCTGTCGGCGTCGATCCTTTTTCCTGCCTGGATCATGGGCCGCCACCCATCGACCAAGATCATGAGTGTCGTTCACACCCAGAACTACGCCGGCAAGATCGGCCGATCCGTCCGAAACCTGCTGCGCCGCCCGGACTGGCCGTTCGAGTCGGCGCAACTCGCCGATGACAGCCAGGCCCGCGACCAGTGGGCAACCCTGCAGGGCGGGGAATACAACGCCTTCGGCATCATCGGTGGCAACCAGCACGGCAACCCGGCCGAATGGCTGTTCATGGATGACATCGTGAAGGGTCGGAAGATCGCGATGTCGGCGCATATGCGGGAAGAGGTCTGGGAGACCTACAAGGCCGACCTGACATCCCGCCTGCAAGGTCGCCGAAAGCAACTGATGGTCTTTACGCGCTGGCATGAAGATGATCCGGCCGGCCGCATCCTGCCCGACAGCTACGACGGCCGCACCGGCTGGTATCCGGACCGGGAAACCGGCGAAAAGTGGTATGTCCTCAGCCTGCCGGCCATGGCGGAGCATGACGACGATCCGCTCGGCCGCAAGATCGGGGAATGCCTGTGGCCGGAACAGTTCGGCCCCGATTTCATGGGGCCAAGGCAGCGCCGCGGCGGATGGGTGTGGTCTTCGCTCTACCAGCAGCGCCCCAGCCCCCAGGAAGGGCTGATGTTCACCGACGACCACATCATGCGCTATCGCGTCGGCCAGATCGACATGACCCGGATGCAGGTCTACATCAGCAGCGACTATGCCGTGACCGAAGAGGGCGCCGGCGAAAACCCGGACTGGACCGTGCATCAGGTCTGGGCCGTGGACCATGAACACAACGTCTATCTGCTCGATATGTGGCGGGGCCGCACCCAGCCCGACAAGTGGATCGAACACTGGATCAGGCTGGTCAAGAAGTGGAAGCCTCTGCGCGCCTTCGAGGAACAGGGCCAGATCATCAAGGCCGTCGGGCCGATGATCCGCACCGTCATGCACCAGGAGCGCGCCTTCGTTGACCGGGTGCAGCTGACAAGCGCCGTGGACAAGCCGACCCGCGCCCAGGCCCTTCTGGGCTGGGCCGCCATGGGCAAGGTCTTTCTGCCAGATCACGCAACCGCACCGCCCGGCCTTCTGCCGCACCTGCAGGCCTTCGAACTCGAGCTGAAGCAGTTTCCCGCCGGCCGCAAGGATGACACCGTGGATGCCGCCACGCTTTTCGCGCGCGGACTGGACCGGATCATCGCGGGCCAGCACCCCGGAAAGCCCCGCTCGCCGCACGGCGATACCCTCGATGATCTATGGGAGAGGAACGAGAAGCGCTGACAAGGGCGGGACATGGCCACATCCGACATCATCCTGCCCGGGGCAATGGGGCGCGACGGCGACGATGCGATGCCATGGCAACCGGTTTCCGAAATCCTGCCGGATGCCCTGGACGTGCCGGAGCGGGACGCAGAGGCCGAAGCCAAGGGGCCGGACGAGAACTGGCGCTTCTGGCAGGAACAGATCAACACGGCCCTGGTTCATGAGAGACGCTGGCGCAAGGAAGCGCTGCATGCCGAGAACCTGTTTTTCGGTCCCGACGAGGACAGCGGCACCGGCGACAGCGATGCCGCCCCCGCCGAGAACAAAATCAGCGATGAAACCAGCCTCATCCACGCCAACATCGAGGTTCTGAAACCCCTGATCTTCTCGGAGACCCCGACGCCGATCGTGCAGCGCCGCTGGCGTGGGGATGGCCGCACCGATGAAACCGACCTGATGGCAGCAGAGGCGGGCCAGCGCATCGCGCAATGGATCCTGTCCACGACCGATTTTGATGCGGCCATGGAGCGGGCCCGCGATGACTGGCTCATCGCCGGGCGCGGCGCCGCCCGCGGCATGTATCGCGCCGAATTCGAGGAACGCGCCTCGACCAACCCGCTGACCGGTGAGCCGACGGTCGAAGAGGTCAAGTCACACGAAGAAGTCATGGCGCGGGGAACCGAGTGGCGCCGACTTCTTCTCGCCCCGGCCGCGGGCTGGGACCAGATGCCCTGGATTGCGTTCGAGGTGCCCATGACGCGGGCGCGCATCGAAAAGCGCTTCCCCGAGATGCGGGACAGGATCACCTATCCCAACAAGGGCCTGCGCGGCCGGTCCCGCGCCTTTGGCGATGAGGACCGGGAAGACCGCACCCTATCGTCGCAGATCGACCGGTCCGGGGAGCCGATCCAAAGCCCGTTCGATACCGCGACGGTCTGGGAAATCTGGAACCGCGAGACCCGCATGGTGATCTGGTGGTCGCCGGACTGCAAGGAAGCGATCCTCGACAAGCAGCAAGACCCGCTGGGCCTCGAGCATTTCTTCCCGATGCCGAAGCCGCTTCTGGCCACAACCCGCGGTGACAGCATGAACCCGCGCCCCGACATCGCCTATTACGCGGAGCGGGCCCGCGAGATCGACATGGCCACCAGGAAGATGCACGAGCTTCTGAAGGTGTTGGCCGTCGTCGGCCTGTTCCCCGGTTCCATGGCCGACATCGTGACCGGCATGATGGAGGGCAAGAACAAGCTGATCCCGGTGCAAAGCTGGATCGCCTTGATGGAGAAGGGCGGCACCTCCAATATCATCCAGTGGCTGCCACTCGATCAGATCATTGCCTGCCTCAACGCGCTGCAGATGATGCGCGAGGCGGCGAAGCAGGCCATGTTCGAGGCATCTGGTGTCTCCGACATCATGCGCGCCCAAGGCGACCCGAACGAGACCGCGACGGCCCAGCAGATCAAGGGCCGCTATGCCGGCCTGCGCCTGTCGTCGCGCCAACGCCGGATGGCCACCTTCGCCCGCGACATGCTGCGGATCATGATGGAGATGGCCCTCGAACTGTTCGATGCCGACCGGCTGGCGGAAATCGTGGGGCTGGATATTCCCGCGACCGAGGCCGAGCGCCAGATGATGCTGGCCCAGAACGAGGCGGCCCGCATCGCTCATGCCGAGGCCATGGCGCAGTATCAGGCATTGCAGCAAGCGGTGCAGGTGCTGCAGCAGCAGAACCAGCAGGTTCAGCCCCTGCCGGAGCCGCCGCAGGAGCCGAAGCTTGACCGGGTGCCTGAAACCTCCTGGGAGGCGGTTCATGACCGCCTGCGCCGGGATTTCAGCCGCAAGATCACGATCCAGATCGAGACGGACTCGACGGTTCTGGCCGATGAGCAAGCCGACAAGGAAGCCCGGATCGAGTTTCTGGGCGCGTTCTCGACGTTCGTGCAGCAGCTGGCCCCGCTTGCCGCCTCTGGTCAGTTCGACATGAAGACGGTCAAGGAGCTTCTGTTGTTCGGCGTCCGGGCTTTCCCGAAGAGCCGGACATTGGAGGGCATGATTTCGCAGCTGCCCGACGAGCCGCAGGGGCCGCCCAAGGAGGAAACGCAGGTCGTCGTCGCCAAGATCAAGGCGGAGACGGACAAGCTTCTGGCCGAAATGGAGATGGCCGACAAGGAGCGGGACCGGGCGCACCAGAAGCAGATGAAGGGCGCGGACATGCTGGCACGCGGCGTCGAGGTGGCGGAACAGGCGCAGCAAAACCCCAAGGAGTGAGTCGATGGATTATCAGGAAGCCCTTTTGCGCATGATGACCGGCAACATGCCCCCGAACCAGACGCCATCGGCGGAGGTCGTGGCGCAGAAGACCGCGGGGCCGATGGCTGGCCACGGCCGCTTCGGCATGGGGTATTCGCCCGACCCATCGCAGCCCGTGCCGGCCGATCCGCCGCCGCGCGTGACACCAGAGGCGGCGCAGATGCTGTTCCGCATCCACAAGGACATCGCCCGCGACAACCCGCAACTCGCGGACATCCTGTGGAACCGGATTCAGGCCTATACCGGCGATTTCTGAGCCTTGCCGCACGGAACAGCCCGGGGGTGATAGCCGTTCCGCACCCACCACAGCCAGGGAGCTGCGACAATGGATTGGCCGACAGCAATCGTCATCATTGCCCTCATCTGCGGATTTACCGCAGCCGTGATTTGGGGCTGACCGATGAGAACCTACACCCCGCACCAATTGCGCGTGATCGAGGAAAAGCAGGAACTCGACACCAAGCTGCAAGCGCTTCGCGCTTTCCTTGACAGCACGGTTTTTCAAGGCCTGCCCGAGGCTGAGCGCTACCGGCTGCGGCGTCAGGCCGAGGTGATGGCGGATTATTCGCGCATCCTGGCGGAGCGCATCTTCGCTTTCCCGGTGGAACCGTCGCAACCGTCGCACGTCACGCCGATCAAGGCGCGCACAGAACCGGTTCTGTCCCGCGCAGCCCTGACCATCATCGACGCTGTGACCCGCGACTACATCGCGCGCGCCGAACACGTCCAGCTGCCTGCCGGTGAAAGCCCTGTCGATGCAATCACTGAGCGCAGTCGCGTGGAGATGGCCAACCAGAACGTGACCGTGCCGGATGGGCTGCGGCTGATCTGCGCCGACGTGCTGGCAGCTCGCCTGCGTAAGGGTGGGATGTGATGTCGCGTCATGATGTCGAGGGCGCGGCATTCAGTGCCGGACAGGAGTTTGCAAAGGAGATCATCGCGGCGGGTCACAATCTCGGTGAGCCCGGCATCCCAAGATCGTTCCGCGCGGGAGTCTACTTCGAGGTGGTCAAGGACGTGAAGTCGTGGCTCGGAAAGCACCCGCCGCCACGGCCGGGAACGCCCATTCATCGCCTCCTGATGGAAAAGCACAACGCTCTCGTTCGGGCCATGACCGAAAACCATGAGCTTCGGGAAAAAGTGGCGAAGCTCGAAAAGATTGGAAACCCGTGATGCCGCTCTATCGCAAGAAACCCGTGGTGATCGAGGCGCGGCAGTTCGTCGTCACTGAAGATTTTCGGCAGTTGGTGGTCGATTTTATCAACAGATCAAGTCCCGATGCAATCGGTGGTCTCAATCTGGATGAAGTTGCGCTCTACACAATGTCTTTCAGGCTGGCCAAGTGGTGCGGTGGTCGTCATTTCCGTGATGCCCTTGGCCCCTGCATCCTGATCGACACATTGGAAGGTCAGATGCGGGCTGACCCCGGCGACTGGATCATCAAGGGAGTGAAGGGCGAATTCTATCCCTGCAAGCCCGACATCTTCGCCGCAACATACGAGGTCGCCGAATGACCTGGCTTCTGGTGATCGTCATCACGCTTGGCGGGGATCGTGTCGAGAAGCCGGTTGGTCTCATGATCGACCAGCGCGTCTGCAACATCGCTGGCTTCGGCATGAGTGCCGTGCTGTCGCAGGCCAATCCCGGCGTGGACATCATATGGCGCTGTGAACAGCAGGTGGCCGCATGAGTGGCGGCTGGATCGGGGTCGATCTGGACGGCACGCTCGCCAGTAGCGCCGACTGGCGCGGGCTGCATCATGTCGGGCCGCCGGTGCCGGCGATGCTGAAGCGCGTCAAGGGCTGGCTCGCCGATGGCGTCGAAGTCAGGATCTTCACGGCCCGGGCCTCGGTGCCGGAAGATGAGCGCGACGAGGTAGTGCGCGTCATTCAGGACTGGTGCGAGGCGCAGGGCCTGCCACGGCTGGCCGTCACCAACGTCAAGGACTTCGCCATGATCGAACTCTGGGACGATCGCGCGGTGCGGGTCGTCAGGAACATGGGCGTAGCTGTGGGGTTTGTGAAGTGATTGCTGCCTCCGAACACGCCCGCATCTTTGGTCAGCGCGAACCCTCGCCGCCGGGCCGGTCCCGCCTGTGTCGCGTCTGCGGCGGC